GTTTTAACCGTCTGACCTTCAATGAAGATCAAACAGTGCTCCCCCGAAGGGGTGCTGAAAAAAACTAAACCGTGTTCGCGTTCGAACTTATATGGTGAAAGCCATGTAGGCCTCCGAGCGTGTTCACAAGATGGCAGACGGCTGTCTGCAACTTCTTCTGAATCTGTTCCGGAAGAGGTTTCCCTATCCCAAAGAACAGACGCTCTCTGTCGGGGACTGAATCTCGTACTAGCACACCATGGTGCGAGGAAAGACGTCCTGAATGAGCTTTCAAAGCAGCTTCATTCTTACTTAGATGTATCTCCTAGCGAGAGGTTCTGGATAAAACGTGTTAAACACATTTTAAACCGGCCTTTAGCTAAGTATCTTCGTAACGACTACCCAGAGGACCCAGAGTATAATACTTGGGAACCTGCTGGTTTGCTTCGTAGATGGTTGCACACAAGGATGCATATATTCTCTAGAAAGAATACCCATCTATGGTATTCCTGGTTCCAGGCGAAACGTTCGACGTTGCCGGTAGGTGAATCCTTCATTGAGGATACCTATAAGGAACATTACATAACCTTGTCCAAGAAAGACGAAGGAAATGAGGACATTATTAACCAGATCTTTAATGTACCGACATTTCGTCGTACTTTGGACCTATTACGTAAAGAAGTAGCGACACGCATGGTTAGCGCGGCCTTCTTTGAACGTAGTACGTCGGGTAGCGCCTCTTTTGAGCGTACCCGAGCAATGGGTGGGCAGCATGGCTATCTTAGAGAAGAAGCCGGATTGAATTATGAGCTGCCTCAAGTCGATGAACTCCATTCGATGGAGCATCGCCCGTGGGGTTATAATGGTTCTGTGCGGAAGAACAACCTTACGGTGGAATACCGGACCTATGATGGTCGAGAAGATTGGAAAAACCTTCTTCTCAAGAAGCTGAACGACATTGATACGGAAATCCCGATCAAATGTACTATCCAGGCTGTACTTGAGCCTATGAAAGTGCGAGTAATTTCTAAGGGAGAAAGTATCCCATATTACTCTTGCAAACCTCTTCAGGTTGCAATGCACTCCGCAATGAGGGAAATGCCTTGTTTCCGTCTGATTGGTAGACCTTTTTCGCCAACAGATCTTTGTGACCTTGCTAAAGGCGCAACTCCTAATATGGAATGGTTCTCAATCGACTATTCTGCTGCGACTGATGGCCTATCATGGGCATACAGTGGCAGAATCCTCAAATATCTAATGTTTGAATTAGATCCACGTCAACAGCAGCTCGCTTGGAGCGTGTTGGGTCCTCATTCTCTTCACTATCCTGTGAAAGAGAACGGGCGCTCTACTCCTGTTTTTAAAGGAGTACAACAGAATGGTCAGCTGATGGGTTCGATTTTGTCGTTCCCAATCTTATGTCTGGCTAATCTGGGTGTTTATCTTTTGAACACCGATAATGAGCAGTGGAATTGGACCGATGAGCAAAGGCTCAACCATGTTCTTGTAAATGGTGACGACATGTTGTATGCGTCAGATCCAAAGAGGTGGGATTCCCATATCCAAATAGGAAACTCCGTAGGACTAAAAATGAGTCCCGGAAAGGCATATAGACATAGAAGATACAGTAATATAAATAGTATCTCATGCGATCTGGATCTTAGTGAACCTAAGAGCTATATAAACTACAAGGCAAGAACACCTTGGCAGATCGATTTCCTCAACACTGGCCTTTTCTTTGGCCAGCATAAAGTGCAGCAGAGTGACAAGACGATAGAGAAAAGCTCTAACTTGTACTCACATGATTTGGCTAAAAGCCATCATGAGGATAGTAGCACTAATTTGGTCTCTAATATCAATTGTCTTCTCCAGGGTTCGTTACCCGGTAGACAAGCAGACCTTTTATCGAAATACCTGGGAAAACATCAGGAATCGATTAAGAAAGAATGCCTCTTCCGCATAGATGGGAAGATGGCGAGCAGGAATTTATTCCTTCCCATATCCATAGGTGGAATGGGAGTCGTATCACCTTGTGGTTTCTCATATAGAACCACATTGCAGCAAAAGGCATTGTATTTAAAATGCCTTATGAGAGTACCTGATGCAGGAATCTCATACGGGAGTGTTTTACCCGGATACGAGCTCAGGGAGTTCAAGGAAATTGTGAACGTCCCTTGGATGAAACCTTGTACCGAAGAGGTGAAGGAAGTTCTACGATGTAAGTTTAACCCGTTGGCACGATTTTATCGGCATACGGCTATCGTTCATCCAATCTTTCTTTATGAAGCTTGTTCTATACTTCGAACCTTAAATGCTTCTTTTGCACGACCAGTCTATAAAGCAGACCGGGTAACCGACGATTTGATCGCGGTTACGGCATAGAGAGTTATTTCTCTCTTCTTCTTTGTCCTAGCTTTTGATGTACCCTGTCCTTTCGTGGACTGACCTGAATAATGTCGTTAAACTTATTCCAAGGTGTTCTTTAACCTTGCTAGTATGATCTGCTTGACAGACATAGCAATGATCATTGGGTTATCACTTTTAAAGTAAGCCAAAACGGTGGGTGTGTTCTTGTAAACATCCTTAATACTTCCGTACTAAGTGAGGTCTCAGCGTTGCGCTTCCTCTAAATGTCGAACGACTACACGGTTTCGCCACAGCTCGTTGCACTCGAAGGCCCCTTAGGGACAGAGATGCGTGTGGTAGGTGATGATGGATAGTCTCGGTTCATGACCGGCATCCAATACATCATGAATAAGGCACAGCCTAAAGCTAGCGCCCCGGCAAGGGGGAAGAAGAACAAAAGTTCTAAGAAGAATACCTTGCGTAAGATTCTCGCTGAGAATCTCAATGTACGGCCGTCGTCAACGTTTAACACTGGTAGTGATATGTCACAAAGTGTAAGCGCTCCTGTGTCGACGGGTATTGTGCGTAGGATAAACAATCCGGCACAAAAGGGTTTAGCGAACGGTGACCTAATGGTTAGGCACCGCGAGTATGTCCAAGACATAAACGGCTCTATTGCGTTTGCCGCTAATTCCTTTTCCGTAAATCCTGGTCTTCCAGGATTGTTCCCGTGGTTATCGGGTGTTGCTCAGAGATTCGAGTCCTATCGTTTTCGAAAGTTAAAATTTGATTTCGAAACCGAATCTCCGACTAGTGCAACAGGGACTGCTCTTTTGTCCCTAGACTACGATGCTTCTGATGCGAGTCCAACTTCAAAGACTCAGGCTATGGCCTATCGTTCGTCTGTGAGATCTCCAGTTTGGTCGAACTGTCAACTAACTTGTTTACAGGAAGATCTGAATAAACGTACTTCTTTCTTTGTTCGGAAAGGCGCTGCGCCAACCGGTACGGATATAAAGTTGTATGATGTTGGTAATCTCAATGTCTGCACTATGGGTCAGGCCAATGGAAACAACATTGGCGAGTTATACGTTGAATACGAGATAACTCTTATGACCCCGCAACTTGGTGTTGCAGGGCAGGGTGAAGCTGTTTGGGGTGCCTTTACTGGTACTTCGAATTCTGCTCCGTTCAGTACGGTCACAGGTATTCTTCCGGCTACTTTTATCAGTACCGGGACTACTACTTCGACTACTACTTGGACCTTTACCCAGCCTTGGCAAGGGTTGGTCGCTTCTACTGTTGTAGGCACTGGGCTCACTGCTGGTGTCACTTATGGTGGGTCTGCGACTGTGGGTGCAATTAGTTCTACCGTTAATTCTGGTGGAACTCAATTAACCTCCTATGGGCTTGTTAATGCGGCTGCAGGCCAAACTTTCGGGTTCATATTCCCTAACACTACTGTGACCACGAGTTCCATTGACTTTGCTCAATCGGGAACTAGCTTCTGATCGAATCTATTTGTAGATGATCGGTTAGCGGGTACGTCTTCCGTTAATATAAGCACTATTGGCTTGGATACGGTTATTGTTGATATTGAAATATATCATCCTAACTCCGTAGTATTAATAGAAGGAATGATGCCCTTAAAGAAGTATTCTCTTAGTACTTATAAGGGATCCTATCCAGACTCGGTAAAAATTGACGAGATGGATAGAGACATGATCAGTTGGACTGACATGGATCGGTATTATAGAGGTTGGGACGTAAGTACGTAACACTAGACCACAGAAATGAGTAACGAAAGACTCTTGATTCTGCTGTGTTGATCACGT